CAATATAGTTAAATGCGATGTTTTTGACGGTGTTTTCCGCGTTACCAGCAGCGTTAACGGTGATGGTATGTCCATGTGAACCAATCGCAACGGAGTGCGTATGAGCACCAATACCGACAGTATGTGCGTGTGCACCTGCGCTTGCAGCAGTACCCGATACAGAGTGCGTATGAGCGCCTGCAGAAGAAGTGTTAACACTGTATTTAGAATAATCAGGTGATCCACTTCCCGGAGCACCACTGGAACCACCTGAAACAAATGTCATCGAATGGGTATGTGCACCGGCTGAAGCAGCCGTACCGCTAACACTATGGGTATGCGCACCAGTGTTATTCGTGGATTTAGTGCCGTAATCAAACGACGATGTGGTTTTCGTCCCCAAATCCGTACTGGATGCGCTGGCGCTGTGGGTGTGCGATTTAATGCCGTCCTGTTCCTGAGACAATACGGCACGACCACTGGCGGGCTTGCCCTTAATCGTCCAGCCACGCATATCAGGGATCACGCCTGACGGATACGCAACCGCAAGCAGGGGATAGGCTGCCTTATCAAAAGCCTGCCCCTGCATAATGGCATAGCCTGTAGGTACTGAATCAGAAGGCCACGGAATCGCCGCACCTACCGGAAATGAATCCTGCGGCGTCCAAGGTGTCCAGCCACCCGTTGAATACTGGCTGCGGGTATAGCTTCTGGATGTGTTATACACATAGTAAATTTGTGTTATTCCGGCATTTTTAAGCACAACCAGAGTGCCCGCAAGGTTCTCCGGGTATTTCAGCGATGCGCTTGCATTCGCATTCAGTGGCTGATGGTACAGCCCCGGCGTTTTGTAATTATCCAGATTCTGGTTTGCACCAATCTCAATACTCTGACTGTTAAAAATATCCTGCGATGTAACATTGACATCATTGGTCAGTGGTTTGCCATTGACCTTACGCTCGCCAGGAACGCGCCCGTTTGCATTATCATTAGCTGCTTTCACTGCTTTCGGTGTCGCGGCAAACGTTTCAGATGCGCTGTTGGTTGCACTACTGAGCTGGACAATTCCTTTTTGTGCTGTCGTAGCGTCCTGAGCAGTATATTTCCCGTTAGCAAGGTCATAGGCTGCCTTTACCGACTTTGGCGTTGCCGCCAGCATTTCAGATGTGCTGTTGGTCGCGTTGCTAAGCTGAACTATCCCTTTCTGTGCTGTCGTTGCATCCTGTGCGGTGTATTTCCCGTTAGCCAGGTCATACGCGGCCTTAACGGCTTTTGGTGTTGCCGCCAGTGACTCGGAAGTACTGTTGGTCTCACTGCTAAGTTGTACTATTCCCTTATTCGTCGTGCTTGCATCCTCAAGCGCCACGGCGGATGCAATATCCTCTGCCCGTTTTGCCGCTGTCTCAGAGCGTGTTGCCGCGGATTCTGCCGCATTTTTGCTCTGCGCAGCCGCCGTCGCACTGTCTGCCGCTTCCGTCGCCTTCGTTGATGCCGTTGTCGCACTCTCTGCTGCCGCTGACGCCTGGCGAGCGGCCTCATCTTTTGAAGATGACGCCGAGGAAGCTGAAACAGAGGCAGAGCTTGCAGATTCGGCTGCTGTCTCCTTAGAAGCAGCGGCATTGTTTTCTGAAGTCTTTGCATTGGTTTCAGAAGATTTTGCCGCCTCTGCTGACTTTTCCGCAGCTGTTGCCTGTTCCGTCGCCTCTGTCGCTTTAGCGGTGGCATTTGCCGCAGATAACGAAGCGCTTTCCGCAGACTTTTCTGCCGACGTTGCACTTGATGAAGCACTATCCGCGCTTATTGAGGCCGCGCTCGCTGACGTTTCTGCCGCAGATTTAGAACTGTTTGCAGACAATGCACTCTGTTCGGCAGCAGCTTCAGACGCTTTTGCGTTTGTCTCTGATGCTTTTGCTGCCTTACATGAATTTGCAGCTTCTGTAGCTGATGATGCTGCCGCGTTTGCACTCGATGAAGCGTTAGTCTCTGATAATTTAGCCGCATCCTTAGATGCAGAGGCACTGGACGCTGATGTGGCTGCCTCCGATGCTTTAGTCGACGCCACAGATGCTGATTTTGCTGCCGCTTCTTTTGCCGCTTCTGCGTTTGTTTCAGATTTTTCCGCAGCAGCTGCACTCTCACTCGCCGCACTTTGTGAAGATACCGCAGCGGATGCACTTTGAGATGCCTGAGAGGCTTTTTCTACAGCAGTGTTGGCACTTTCTGCCGCAGCGACAGCACTGGCCGCCGCCTCCCGAGCTTTGTCTCCAGCGGCCTCAATCGCATCGGTGTTATTTTTATACCACTCAACGTTTTCGTTATGCTCGTTGACGATCTGCATTAGCGGCTTAACGGTCACTTCTGTACCGTCTTCACGCTCGATTGTCACATCATCCAGAGCGGTCAACCAACTGCGCATGGACTTGGAATCAGCCGACATACGCGACATTAGTGCAGTAAAGCGCGCACTAAACTGAGTTAAGTCGCCTTCATAGGTCGTAATGATTCGGCACGGAACTTTAGATTGAGTTTCGCCGGTATAAGGTTCTGAGAGGACAATGACCGTATCACTGGTTACGCGCTTGACCTCATACAACTTATTGTCAGGACCAATGACAATCATGCCCGGTAACACGCCGTTTTCGGTCAAATTCCAACGTGTTCCGATGCCTGATATTGTGTCGCTTCCTTTTGTAAATGTAACAGTACCTTCTCTGTACCACATGTTCTTTTTCACTCCTTGAAGTGTGGGCGTCCTTGCCCACACAAATAGGTATATACTTACTTATTATCAATGATACAAAATCCTTTTGCACTAAGAAAACACGCTATATACATTGCTGCTCATTATTCCTATCAATTAACTGATGCCCGACATGGAAAATGCGCCACTTCCACGGCTGATTAGCATCACGGGCGAATAAATATGTGTCTGTGATGAACTGGTCACTTTTACCGTAACAGCAACAGTTCTTGAGGTAACATTGTTAAAAGCAGCGTAAAGAGTGCCACCGACGCCTGTAGAACTTGTCGAATTAAGATCAGGGTCTCTGTATGTAGCCCCCTTACCAGTGGCTGCGGTCTTCGTCACTCCATTGCAGGTAAATTGGGCTGCAACAGGGCCGACGCCCCCCGTATATACATTTATTGCCACATAAATATTTTTGGGCAATGCAGACGAAGAAGAGTCTGTATATGTCATTGTATATGTGCCGCTGTTACGAACTGAGAAGTCATTGCCCACATACATGTTAGCGACATCGCCTACGAAGTGATCTGCTTGTACCGTGCCTCTGAATGTTCCGCTGGTAGCCTGTATTTCTCCTGTGAATTTGCCATTCGTTGCGTAAACGGTGCCTCTAACAGTTACATTGTTAAACTCTGAGTTCCCGTTTTTATTAATATGCCACCCCGTCATTCCGCTTGAGTAATCGTTGGACTGAATGAAGTTGCCTATTTTGGCGTTATCAATGGTGCCGTTCTTGATATAAGCTCCGTTCATATAAGCCACACCGGCATCAATAACGAATGGCGTTGTAATTTTCCCATTAACGGAGTTCACCAAACCAAAGCGATCTGCCTGCACCAAAAACTGCGATAGACCTGTTGTGTCGATGCCCAACGCTATGCCGGCAACATATTTTTGGCCTCCGCTGGTGGAGGTTTCCATTTTCAGCGTCCAGGCTGTTGATACCTTCTTGTTCGTATCAGCAATAGCTGTGGCCTGTTGTTGAATTGTTGCTGTATTTCCATCTACTGATGCTTTTAAGGTGTCAATTCTCCCACTTAGTGCATTGTCGGCGCTTGTACGCGTAGTCGCTTCAGATGTAATCGCAGCATGAATATCTTTGCTCGTTTGAGCCTGTAGATTAGTGATATTAGAAGCCAAAGCGGAATCAGCATCAGTTCTGGCTTTCGTCTCTTTAGCTACAGCCGCCTTAATATCCTTGCCCGTTTGACTCTTCAATGTAGTTATCTGTTGTGCCAAAGATTCGTCGGCAGTTGCTCGGGCGTTTTTTTCTTCAGATATAGCGGCACTAATATCGCCTTCAACTTTGGCTTGTAACGATAGGACTTCTTTTGAAAGTGCTTCATCGGCACTGGCTCGCGCCTCTTGTTCACTCACAATTGCGGCAGAAATGTCATCGTTAATCTTTGATTCAAGTTTGGTGATTCTGCTTCCAATAGCATTATCCGCATCTACACGAGCCGTAGTCTCTTCAGTGATTGAAGCTCTGATATCCTCATTTATTTCAGCTCTAATCTCTTCCATTTTCGTAGCCATTGCGGACATATCATCTGCAAAAGCCTTCTGAGTTGTGGCGATCCTGGCATTGCTCACCATCTGTTTGTGCTGGTCTTCATCCTGACGCAAAGCTAAATCGATGTTTGTTTTAGCCAATGCCTCAATGTTTGTCGTCACTTCGGCACTGGAGTGCTCGACTTCAGCCACGGTTTTTTTCATCTCTTCAATGGTGGCCAAACTGCTATCTACAGTTGACTTCATTGCCTCGATTTCTTTCGCGTTCGCCAAGTCGCCTTCGACTCGTGCCTCACGTTCCTCCGCAACTAAAGCCGATGAATTGTCCAGTGCTGCATTCGCGGCCTCAACCGCTCCAGCAACGACCTTGTCTTGCTCTGAAACAGTTTCCTTCAACTGAATTAATGCGGCATTTGAGTTTTCAACCTCCTTAAGAGCCTCTTCCACCTTGCTGACAGTATTAGAAACTTCCGTTCTAAGAACGTTTTGGGCTTCTTCAATCCGTTGATCGGTCTCAGTAAATTTGTCATCAAGGCTTTTCAGGCTTTCTTCCATCTGCTTGTTGATTGCGTCGACGGCTTCCTGCGAGGCTTTGGTGTCGATTTCCTCAAGCAGTTCCTGCCCCAATTCCGAAGAAGTGATCTTCCCGGTCAGGAAAGACAGAACATCTTTCGTCATCGCCTCAGTGCCCAAATTGGAGTTGGGCTGGCTCAACATTCCGCGTTTGTTTGCTGCACGAACCCAATAGAACCAAGTTTCGCTATCTCCAAGACCTGCGTGCGTAAAGGTGGTACTGGCTGCTTCGGCAATTAGTTTTGCAGTATCCAGGTTGTTGGTCCGGGATGCATACACGTTGATGTGATCGAGGTCGATTGAGTCCGGGTTAACCCAATTCAGAATCACATTGCGGTAGTCGCCCACGGCCGTCAGTGCAGTCGGTGCATCCGGCGGCGTCATCGTCCCCTGAACTTTGTAGACGGTGCTGATAATTTCTGTTTTTTTACCGTTGAATGAAACCGCATACAGTTGGAAGTCGTAGCGTCCATTCTCCGCGACATTAACGATTTCGTATTGCTCTTCGGTTACACGCGCCGATTGCCAGTTCGATACATTGTTTGCATCAGAACGTCGCCAACTGATCCAATACTCTGGAGATTTCCCTTCCCATGTTGCAGTCAGTTTTACTGACAGGTTGCCCGGGCTTGAGAGATAAGTCCCTTCAGTGATTTGCAAATTAGACGGCTTGGAGTAAGTCGGGTCCAATACCGTCGTATTCTGCGGGATAAGCGTTGCACCATTGTCGATCGCCTCATATTTAGACGGATTGTTTTCAACAGCGGTGATGTCAAAGCTACCCGACGTTTCCCCCTGAGCGATGTTAACGATGCGAACGCGCATAGGTTCGAGATCTGGTTCTGTAATTGTCCAGACACCGTTCAAAACAGGCGTTTCCGCTGACGACAGGGCTTTTGAAAACGTAACTTTTGTTATATTTTCGCCAGTTTCAAGAACATCGCGTTCAACGATTTTGCCTTCCTGATTCAGTATTCGAATAAAGCAGCCGCCTTTGGCTAACGACACAGGCGCATCGAGTGTGACGCTGTTTTTGGTAAACGCCACAATTCGACCTGAGTTACGTTTGCCTGCGCGATATTTGTTCTGAATCAGAACGGTTTTACCAGGCATCAAAAATGACGCGTCTAAGCCGGCAGTAAATGTAATTACATCCGACTCCATTCTGGCGGTATATAAAAGCCACAAACCAACTCGGTGAGCCTGCCCTCGGCTTGTACAGCCAAATGCTACGACTTCTGTCTTACGCTCACCATAACGGTGCATTGCGTCCTGATCTTCAACGTACTCGATGTTTTGCTTATAACCGTCCTCCTTGTTGTTGTAGGTTACGAGCGCAACGGATGGGCGATCTTTACGCGCAGAACCTTTATAGGTAAACAATCCATCTTTGACGTTAGAGTTGGTAAACATCATTACCGGATCTGATGGGCTATCCTGCATGATGTTAACCATCCCACCAGCCCAAAACACCATACCGCGGAATGCTCCAGCAATATCCTGAATTAGCCGGTATGCGTCCTGTCGACTGGTGATCTGCGTATTGATTGCAAAGCGTTTCTCTTTGCCACCAAAGCCATCATCGACCTCTTCGTCACAATATCGACCAATCTGGTACAACTGGCCAAGGTCAATCATAGATTCCGACACATACTGGCCAAGGCCATATCGAGCATTGGTCAGCAAATCAAAGAGAATCCACGCAGGGTTTGAAGAAGACAACAGCTTAAAAGTACCGTCCCATACGCCGACATAAGTATTGGTGTATTCGTTGTAGTTTGACGGTACTCGGATTTTGATACCGCGCACCAAATACGAACGGGAAGGCATTGTGCTACCAAACTGCTCTGAATTGACCTTCAAGCCAACAAGAGCAGAGTTAGGGTAGTTCATTGGCGTGTCGACAATTTCCCCGATGGAATCCACCCATGTATCGTTATAGAGATACTGAGTTTTGCTGTCGTCGGTTAGACGTATGACACGAACCTTATATGCACGGCCAGGTTTCGGCAGTTTGAGTTCATAGCTGCGGTAGTAAACACCTGTCTTCTTCGCTGTCAGTGCAATTTCAACGTCTTTCTCACCTTCAGCAACGACATCGGCAAATGTTCCATCGCCATTGGCAATCTGGAACTTGTATTTGACTGTTGTACCGTTGGTGTCGCCGGATTTCTTATCCACGGAACGTAGAGAGGGGAATTTGAGAATGAGTCGAACGCGGTCAGCTTCATCGTTATCGATGGAGACCGTGACATCATGCGTCTTTTTCAACTGAATGTTGATGGACTTCGGCGTCTCGACGAAATCAAAACCGGCCATAGGCGTCTGATCTTGCGAACCATCGCGAAAATCCCATGTAATACCGCTGTAGTTTGCAGAGCCGTCTTCATTGAGGATCGGCAGGTCGTCGATAAAAATCGACTTTGCTCCGTCGACAAGACCGCCAATAACGCCTTCCCCGAGCAAGTCGAGGATGGACGCCATAGCACGCGAGTTAACGGTATCATCGGCTTCAACCGGCGTGCGGCTGGAGCTGCTGCTTTTCTTGCCGCCTGCACCTGCGATCAGGAGAGGCAGTCTTTTCTTCTTGAACTGTTCCATGTTCAAAAAATCCTTATTACATAAGCTGGTCGATGGTGATAGAAGAACTCACAACCTGCGAGCCAACCAAAATTTCCTCTCCATAGATCAGCTGCACCGGGTTTCCCTGGTTAGTGGTGTTCTGCGGCCCATCGAAATAGAACGAGTCGGAGTTATCTGCCTGTCTTACACTTTCGTTAGTGGCTTGCGGAGATATGATTTGCGCTATACCGCCCATCATCAGTGACAAACCGAGAGGTGCTAAAGCAGGCATCATTACCGCCGATACAACCAACAAAGCGGCTCCTACTACCGTCTGAAACCACCCAAAAGCAGAACCGCCGCTTCCTCGCGGAACAGGGGTAATGCGGATTTTGGCTATGTTGTCAGACTGCCCCATCATCTGATATTCACTCTCGTCCACAGACCACTTGTGGCCCTGTTTATTGGTGATCTGGATGTGGTATCTGTCATAGGTTTTGATGTTGCGCTTCATCCATGCTTTAAACCCAGGCTTGTTGGCCGCAATTAAATCCAGAGCCTGCTTGGTGTTGCGAACTTTCAAATGCCAGTGACGACCAAAATGTTTGGCCATAGGGCCGCCAAGTTGCACATGAACTAACTCAGACACTTTTCATCTCCCTTGAGTAAGTCTCTGTGACGCAGATGGTGCGTCGTATGTTTCTGGTACATGCCGCCGTAATAAGCGCGACAACTCAGGCGGTCGATTTGGTGATGCAGGATCATGCCGTCTCCGATATACACCGCGCAGTGATCAGGCATTTTCCCGTACTGGATGAAGAAGACATCGCCGCGCTGCGGCTCCGTCCCTGGCGCAAGACGCACAAGCCCTTCATTTCGATAGTTATGGTCGAGAATGTCATCATCACCCGTGTACCATGACGGAATATGCAGATGCGCATTCGGGTTCAGCTCGACACCAAACTCTCGTTTCAGATAGTCGCGACAAAGCATCCAGCAGTCGAAGACGCCGAACACATAGGGTCGGCCCAGATAAGGCATCTCAAAGCCGTCTGGGGTGATTACATTCATTTCACTGAAGTGAAATGGCGCATCGCCCTCGATGTTCTTGCGAACAGCCAGAATCAGCCACGGAACTTCCGTTGCCTCACATCCGGCGCGGTCGGCGTCTGACGCATCAGCAGATTCGTCAGTATGGGAGTGCCAGATGGCAACCACGTCTCCCGCATCTTCCGCAGTGATAATGTCGTCAGCGTGCATAACAAACGTGTTTTCCGGGTGCTCCGACACGTTCCGGGCTTCAATGAAGCGATATTTCTCGCCAGTGGTACGCACCAGAAAGCCACACGCTTCGTTCGGGTAACGTTTAATGGCTGTCAGATAGATTTCCTGCATAACGTCCGAACCAAGCTCCGGGAATACTCTATTGCCCATAACGCGTTGCCCCAATGAACCCGCCAAAGTGGATTACGCCATTGGCAAAGTAGTTGCGCCGTGCGTTGCATGAGTCGTAACGTTTCGTGCAGCAATCCGCTCCTGACATGGTGGTTTGCTGGTTGTTTTTGTCGAAGTACGGACCGGTGTAGCCGCACTCTGGTCCGCGGTATCTCCACGGGCATGTGTTTTTGATGATCTGGCGGTACGGCAGCTGCACGCCCATCAGGTCGAACACACTCGACAGCTCAAACTCGACGACCTCATGGGTTTCGAGAGTCTTCTGTTCGATGAACCACATTTCATCCGGGAAGTGCTGATTTGGATCTGCGGTTGGATTCCCGTCTTTGAAGTTGGCCTCGTCGAGAAAACGCGCCAGTGTCATCTTGCGGATGATGCGACAACCTACCAGATCGTCGTTTGCCTGAACTTCAGCGGAGACAGTTCCGGCAAAGTTGGAGACCTGGATTTTTGGACGAGGCAAAGTACCCTGACCAGTCTTATCAAAGCCTGACGCTTTGATTGGCCACGGTTCGTAGGACACGCCTTGCCAAACAACCGGCTCCATCAGCTCGTTTGTACCAGCGTGGAAATATAGCTTGCCTCCAGAGGTGGTGTTCGACATATCAAGTTCGAACAGTTCAATGAGCGCGGAGGGCGACAAGCTCTGAATATCAGCTTTAATACCCATTGTTTCTTCCTTGAAATAAAAAGGCGCCAACATCCTGTCAGCGCCACAATGATAGTAAATTAGTACTTACTTATCCAGATGCTTAAGCCTCAAATACTTGTCTGAATGTAGCAGTTAAGACACAGTACCCCTGATATCGCTTGACCGTATGACTGTCACATACAACTACAATCTGCTTGCCTCTTGGATTAACCCAATAGAACGATTCAACGCCTGATCGCTCAGTCAGGAAGTCATCGATTGCATTAATTTCGTTGTATGATCTGGTAAAGGTTAACGACCATTCTTCTTTAATACGATTAAGACCTTGAGCCTGTCGCTGCTCGTAGTCATCACCAAAATTAAGTACCGTTACATTCGGTTTTACGCTTTTTTCAGATTCGTAATCTGGATACCAATTAAACGTTTGTCTTTCCATCTCACATCCTTGTGAGACTGCCCCGGTCGGGGCAGTCGATAGTTAGTTACGTGGAGTGTTTGGGTTGAGTGATCCGCCAGGGCGTTTCTCTTGAGCGATAGTCTCAAGCGCGATTGCTTTCATCCGTTGAGCGGCATTGTTCCATATGCTTTCTGTATCGCCGGATTCAGTTGTGCTACCGTCACTATGGACGTTGATCTCAATTGATACCGGAGAAAGAACATTTCCTCCTCCACTCATACCATCGGTACTGAGCGTTACAGGGATTGTTCGACCATCAGGCAATGGAACATACGCCTCATTCATAGAACCTTCCCCAAACAACGCTAATTGAGGCGAGTTAGCAATACCGCCTTTCTGGTATGCCCGGAGCGGGATCACGCCGTCTTTTCCGAATATTCCTCCATTTGCAAACTTCGGTATTGCAGGAATGCCTTTAGTTCCGTCAGCCACACAGCTGGTTGCGGTTTTAGCAGAGCTTGATGCCACGCTGTCGAAACCACCGCCAGCCCAAGCTGAAACAAGACCAGATGCAACCGTTGCTCCAAAACTCAACCACTTATTACCAGAGCCGGAAGCATTAGCTCCAAGCATTGCAAACGCGGCAGACAGCGCGCCGGTAACAGAGCTGAGGTTCTGCATCGAGAAGATGGAGTCCTTCACGGCTTTTGTCTCGGCATCTTTGGCTTCAGTGCTATCAAATAGCCCTGATACCCAGCTACCAATCGCATTTGTTGCAGTGCCAATTGCGCTGGTGGTCTGCTGTGTTGTTTGCCCCAATCCAGTTACCGAACTGGACGTCTCCTTCGTGGCTTCTCCTACCGACTTGTCGCCATTGACCGCATTCATCCGGACGCCTTGGTTGGCAACCGCTGACGCGACACCAGAAAGAAGATTGCCGCTCTGAGAGCTGCCCGCTGCCGTCGTTCCCATACCCAGCATGTTCATGAGAGGCAGAGTGATCTGCGTCTTCACAACCATGTTGGTGATGTCGCGGAGAATGGATTCTGCCAGACTGGAGAAGTCCATTTTCCCCTTCATAACGAAGTCGGTCAGCGTATCCGTCATGTTGCTGAACAGGTTGCTCCAGCTGTTTTCCAGCTGATCGGCCAGATTCTCGTACTCAAGCGCCAGCTTCTGTGTCGCCGTACCCGTCTCTTTGATGAGCGCGGTGTTGCCTGCCGCCACCAGCTGGTTAATCTGCTTAGTGTACAGCGCCACGATTTTCGGGTCTGAAGCCCGGTCACGCAGATCCATCAACGCTTTCAGGTTACGGTTGTAGGTGTCTTCGAAATCAGCAACCTTCTCTTCACGAGACGGCTTGTAACCCGCGCTAATGATGGAATCGGATTCCGGCGCCCAGGTGGAGATCATCTGCTCGACGTTGCGGCGGTTGAACATCTCGCGATATTCAGGTGTCGCATTTTTGAGGTCTTCAAGACGTTTTTTCGCCTTGTCGATCATCTCTTGAGTGATGAACTCGTTAGGAACCGCATTAGCCAAATCAGTTAGCGATTTTGTTGTATCGCGAAGAGACTGATCAAACGATACCGTAGCCTTAGAGCTTTCACCCATTTGCCCCATAAGCTGATCGGCTTTATCCAGAGCCTTCTGATATCCGGCCGCCAGTTTCTGTTGCGCTGCCTGTTCTTTCTTGGTCGCACGCTGAGAAGCATTGGCTGTACGTCGCCCGGCTTTTTCCGCTGCTGCGGCATCCTGTTCGCGCGCTTTGGTCAGCGCGGCAATGGCTGCGGCGCGTTCCGCATCGCTCATTTTCTCCAGAGAGCTGGCACTGGATGCTTTCTGCAAATTAAGCTGCGTCTTGAGTTGTTTAGGCCCAATAATCGGCTTACCTTCGAAGTCCATCATCGGAGTGCCGTCAGGAAAAGTACGCTGATAAGTCGCAGAATCCATCTGGTTTCGCATATATTGCGCCAGAGCTTTCTGGGCCGCCTTGTCGCTCGTACCAAGCCCCAACACGGTTCCCTGGTTGGACATGACGTCCTTACCAGTTTTGGCGGCGTTATCACGCTCAAATTCGGCCTGAGTCAACTCCTGAGCGACAGCTTCCAGATGCACCTGATAGCCTAGAATACTGCCTTGTATCTTCTGAACCTGCTCGGTATTGCCCTCTTTCTTCGCCTTTTCGAGCAGATCGTTGTAGTGAGCAATCTGCTTCTCGGTCGCGTTTTTACGAGAGGACAGGGAATCAACCAGTTTTTGCGCAGGCTCCAGATAGCTTTTGTTTACCGTTTCACGTAACGGTGCCAATAGCTTGTTCTTTTCGTCATCTGAAAGTGAACCGTCATCATTGATTTTCTGGATCTTATCCAGAGCCTCCTGCCGGGCTTTCACGAATGTTGCCGCGAAAATCTGGTTTTCCGCTCGAATTTTCTCAATCTGAGATTCGGCAGCCTCTTTAGCCAAACGCTTTGCTACAGCGCCGTCACCAAGAGCTATCGTGCCGGTTATCTTTTGATACTCTTCCTGATTTTTTTTCAGGCGTGCTTCGATGTCAGCCTTCGACTCTTTGTGAGTAATAACACCGGCAGAGTTAGATACGTAATTAACACTCTCACCAGTTTTTAATGCTCGTTGATCAGCAAGAATCTGCTTTTCGAGCTTTTCTGCGCGGTCGGCCATTTGTGCACGTTTGGCCGCCGTCATCGCCTCTGGTATTTTCCTAATCTCGTCAACAACCTTTGAAGTTTCGCTTCGGAGCATGGTCATGTACGTGATTAGGCCAGCAACAGCTACAGTGGCAACTGTAAATGCTGCCCCTATAGGGTTTGCTGCAATGAACGCCGTTAATCCAGCAAAAGCGCCTTTAAGCCCCGTAATCGCCCCACGGATGGCGAAAATAAGAGAGGGGATCGGAGCCAGCCCCATACGTGCCGCACGATTGAATCGAGTTACTGCTGTAGCGCCGAGGTTAAATGGAGTCTGTATGGCGGTCGCCATCGTGGCAAAGGTGCTAACCATCTGGCTCCCAGCGCCAACTACCCCCATGATCCCTGCTCGCATCAGTTTGAACGCAACCATCGCGGCCACGACCTTACCAAGATTAATTACCAGCTCTTGGTTCTTTGCTAACCATTGAGCAAGCTGACGCAACCCATCGATTGCCGTCGTTAACCCCGAACCTAAAGAATTAGCAAACGAAATTCCTTCTGCGCTATTCATGATGGAGGCTAGTTCTTTCATTCCCTTAGAGAGAGAATCCAGATAGCCCGTCTGACCGACACGATCGGCGAACAACGTAAAGGAGGTTTGTAGTTGCGCCAGCGCACCGGTGTAGGTTTGCATCATGTCTTTGGCGGCGTTTTCGTTCTCTGCACGCAGACCAACGAACATCAGCGATAACGCCTGTTTCGCTTCCACAGTACCGCTGGAGACTGCTTTGGTCAGTTCCCCCATAGTAATGCCGGCAGCGTCTGCCATCGCTTTCATCGCGTTAGGAACGGCTTCACCTAATTGCTGACGCAGTTCTTCCATCGAAACAACGCCCTTACCGGACATCTGCTGGACGGCCACGGCTGCGCGTTTTAGCAGTTCACTATCGCCGCCGAAGCGTGCAACAGAGTCCACCAATGCTTTCAGCGATCCGTCAGTAGGATCGAGACCTGCCGAGCGAAATTTAACGAAGGAATCGGTCAGAGCCTGCATCGCAAACGGAGCATTTTGCGCCATATCCACGATGTACTGCATATCCTCTGCGGCTGCTTTGCCCGGGTTGGCCTTGTCCTTGTTCAGCCCGCGCAACATGACACGCATACGCTCCATTTCGGAGGCGGCTTCAATGATTGGCTTCTGCCAGCCGAACAGGATGTCTGTTACCGTTCTTGCCGCATCACCAATCTCACCAAGCAGGAAAATGTTGCCGCGCAGACCAGAGAAAACGCCGTCTTCAGCACCGCGCCCACCGTTGCCATAGGAACCGCCGTGTCGACTGCCACCGCCATTACCTCCGCTCTCACCGTAGCCGCTGGTGCGCACACGTACCGGCTTGCTGATCAGTTGCTGGCGGCCAATCACCGCATCCATCTGATCGCGGACTTTCTTCAGCCCCTCGGCAGCCTGGTTCGTTGTGACGCCCCAATTACTGAGACGCTTCGTCGTGGTGTTAAGGCGCGTATTCATACCACTCACGGATGTAGAGGCTTCTTTTACCTCCGTACCGAAGCGGCTGGCGCTCTTACCAGCGAACGTTGCCCAATCGGAAAACTCATTGAGTTCAGACTGAACCTTGCGCAACGATGTGGTGAGCTTATTAACGGAAGAGGTGGTTGTGTCGATGCGCTCAATCAGGGTTTTGAGACCTGAATTGAGGCTGGTAATGTTGCCTCGCGTCTTGCGCGAAACATCAGACACAAGTTCGAAGCCGGCAGCTACATCCTGTAGTTTGTCTGCCGTGGCATCGAGCTTGGACTCCAGAACGCCGATGATGCGGGAGACCGAACCCAACGAGCGTTCCAGATTGTTAATTTTCTGAGCTGGTTTTGTGGCCTGCTCCCCGAATCTGGTAAGTAGCTTACCCGCCCGGTCGATTGACGCTGTAAACTGCTTGTCTTCCAGCGACAGGACAAACTCTACGTTTTGTGACATTCCCTTGTCATCCTCTGCCAAAAATTTGCATCAGTTGCTCTTTGGCGTCAGAGTCTGCCTTATCCTTGCGCGGATCGTAGACTTTATCGGTTACGACTGGTCTTCCAATCCTGAGTTGCAAACCCTCCATGAACGCCTTCACGCCCTCGCCATCTGCCTGGGCAGCGCGAGCGACTTGCAGGTTGCGGACATCCTCTTCCGCACGTAGACGGTCGATGTTGCGACTGAGCATCCAGAACATCGTTAGAGGGACGCCCAGCAGCTCTAATGGCGACACGGCGTAGTGAGCAACTACACGACTGAAATAGAATCCGAGATCTATCGATACGGTCTTTACCCCGGATTCATCGCGGGAAATTACTTTGCCCCTTCACCAGCCGCTTTTTCGTTCTCTTCATCAATCACTTCCATAGCGAAGGTGAAGATTTGCTGAAGCTGCGGAACAGTCAGTTTTTCCAGTACAGTGTCCGGCACGGATGGGATGACCTTGCGAACCAGGTCGGCGTAAGCAGTAACCTGCTCTACAGGAGACATGTTCTGAAGATCTTTGCCTTCCATCTGCTTGATGGAGACGAACAGACCAACTGTCATTTCAACGATGGGGTATTCCTGACCGCCGAACTTGATACTTTTCTTCGGAGGTAGAATGGAGTCGAGATCGAGTAATTTGGTCATTGGTTAAAATCCTTTTAAAAGAGAGGCTCTTCCTGAGCCTCTGCTTAGTCACGTCACGATTATTCGGCAGAATTAACCGTTACAGCTTTGGTCGCTTTCTTGCCGCCGCTATTGCTGGTGAAGGAGATATTTGCCGAACCTTCAGCTACTCCGCGAACCAGACCAGTCTGATCAACGGTAGCCTTCTCCTGATTGTCGGACTCCCACACACCGGTTTTGTCGCCGGCATCTGCAGGTGTGATCTGGGCTGCCAGCTGCACGCTCTCACCGGCTTTAACTTCCGGAGAATCCGGAGAGATAGAGACGGATTTAACCGGCTTTGGGCCGCTCATTTTCCCCAGAATACCGTCGTCATCCGGGTAAGCGGTGAACTGAACCGAGAACACGCGAACATCATCAGACTGGTAGGTCATGGTGAAGTTACCTGCGGTCGCAGCTTTCGGGATGGTCAGAACGTAGTCGGTGGTATCCTGCGGGGTCAGAACCAGCTCTTTAGCTACGTCGATCAGGTTGACGCCCTGTGCGGAAGTGATGGTCACAGAGTTATCTTCTTCACTCAGGGTAGAACCCGGCATCAGATCGACCATATTCTGCAACACAGACTCGGCCAGCGGCGCAGTGATAGTGATGTTACGGCCCTGTACCAGCTCGGAGATGGTGGTTTGCCCTAGCTGGTCTACGGTAACTTTCAGAGTTTCGGTCGCAACCTCAACCTGAACACCGCCTTTGGTGTAACCCAGATCAACACCACCAAACGACACTTTGCAGGCGCCAAGTTTGATGTTTTTTACATGGGTATTGGACATTGTTGGAAAACTCCTTTTTCCGTTTAATCAGCACCTTCATGGCGCCAATAGTAAGTATATATTTACTTATTTTGTTAATTCAACAAATAGCCCGCAAATTCAATCGGGATGCCCGCTTCAATCAACGAGCCTTCGTTTTTTGGATAAGTTATCGGCATCGACATTGGTCGTACCAACCGGAAGTAAACGCCATCTGACACGGTTTCCTCGACCGGAAACATGTCCATGATCTTATTGGCTTTCGCCACCGCCTTTGTGATCGTCGCATTACGCACGATGACGGTAAAAGAGTCGTGATAAAAACCTTTTAACTCATGGTCAATGGCGATCCCCGTATTAGGAGTAACCAACAGGATGCCGGACTTCACATTGGCTGGCATGTAGTGACAGAAAATGTCAGTGCCGAGTGTGCCGATCTTCGCCTTCTGCATCAGGCTCGCAAATGCTTCAATAAACACATCAACCTCTCGTAAAACCTGCTTTCCTTGCTGCTTCAGCTATCGTCTGAGCGAACTGTTTCTCACTGACCTGTGCCGCTCTTTCAAGGAACAAAGGCCCAACGCGTGGCTTCACACCAGCAACTGGCGGGTTGGTGACGCTCTTCATGCGGGAGAGATAGCCGAGACGATACTTGCCCAACTCCATGTACTCCGCATAATCGCCAACCTCAACACCAGGGTTCCCTTCGCGCGGTTTAGCCCCAGACACCGATAACTCAATACGCAGCCCCGTATAGCCCTCTTTGACAACTCTCGCGAAAATCGCGCTTTCGAGTGAGCCAGTCTCCAGCGGAGCCATTGCCCGCGCCAGACGCTCAACCAGACGCGCCAGCTTCTCCATGTCACGAATGAGATAACGCTTAAAGGCTTTCTGGCTGTTATTGAGTCTGTCGCCAGCACGCTTAAACTGATGCGAGTCATACTTCAGGCCCATATGTTTGCCCCTACTTCCAGATGACCAGGGCGTCCACGTAACCCCCAACGACGATGCACACTGGATACCTTCAGCTTTAGCCCCTCCAGAATAAGAACGTCATCAAGTTGCACTGCGGCCTCAAGTGGGACCACCAGAACGACATCGAACAATTCCATATTGGCTTTTCCGCGACTGCCGGAGCTGTCCGCACGTACCGATGACTTCTCATTACTTTGTTCAAACTTAACGACACCGACGTTCGTCTTCCTGACGAACTGCAATTGCGCTTCACCGTAGACATTCTTCGAACCCAGACGGTAAATCGCCATCTCTGCTTGCCATGAAATGTTCATGCACTCTCCCTGTGGTTGGCATCCGCACGCATTACCAGGCGAAGGCGCGATTGTGCGTCTTGAGCCTTTCGACCAGAAGTAAATAATGCGACTGGCGTTACGCACGGCGAACAATCATGCGGTTGTTGATGTAGCTGACCAGCAGTCTCCAGGTACTGCGAGCCACATGTAAATTTGCCGCTTTGCCGGTGCGGTACATATTTGTCGTTTCACCAATGGATTCAGACAGGATGCCGTCCTCGCGAGCTGCCGCTACGTCATTGCCGTTAGCGATTTCGCAGGCTTCATTAACCACGGCCAGCATTAATGTCTGTTTGAAGTAGTCAGGGAATTCGTCGAATTTATCCTGCGTCATCTTCTCCCAATCAATCAGATCGTGACGATATGCCCCGTCAGCACCCCACGGTACGTCATATACGTTCAGCATGTTTTGTGGACGGTCGTACCGATCGAAATCGATACGAAGGACTTTGCGGATTGAAAACGGCAGCGTTTTGACGCGTCTGGTGGCCTCAATGAGACGTTTGCGCATCAGCCCGTCACCATCAGCCAACAGAGTGTCGCCGTTCAGCATGTCGATGGCTTGCATCTGGGCGTCTGCGACCGTTGCGAATGACTGGCCTGGGATAGACAGCTCGAAGCTATTTAGCAGAACGTACATCTTGCGCTCTTCATGCGTCAGACCGGATGCCACTGCTTTGACGAGGACGTAACGCAGATCGCGCTCTTTGTCGGCAAGCAGGTTGTGTTCGGCCGACACGACAACCGGAATGGACATCTGCCCCTCAGTAATATCGAGAGGTTCGTTATCAACGATGATCGAACCCGCGCCATCTCTGACGGTATACGTTGCCGACTCAATATCCAGAACGTTAAATGCAAACGACAGGGAAACGGCTTCCCCGCTACGGTACGTGTCGATCTGTGCCATTACTCACCGCCCTGTGCTTTCAGGATACCCTCGATCATTTCAACGATGCCTTTGGCTTTCACGCCAATTTGGTTGCCGATCTGACGAAGACCCGCAATACCTTCACAGTCCGCAATCGACTCCAGTTCTTCACGAGTAAAGCGCTGTACCGGTTTGGGCTTTGTTTCAGCCGCACCACGTTTCATTGGCACAATATCCGGGGCTGGCGTCTCGACAATGTCTTCCGCAGTCAAGTTATTGCGGCTACTGTACGCGGCAGAAGGAGATACATTTTTACCTTCAACGGTAGTCGCACGCATGGAAGCACAAATCCGCTGCTGATCGACGAATGGCAGTTCAGCAACTGAGATACCGTCTACAAACTTGATACCGCAGAGAATCCCCGTGTACCCCAAAAATTGAGGCTCCAATAAACGAATTTTTGCTGGTTTCATTTTTCTTCTCACTTAATGGACAGCTATGCTGCCCATATGTTGGTTACGCAGCCGGTGCTGCGGTCACTTCAACGGTCGCAGTCGCTTTGTGACTGCCATCATGTGAAGCCACTTCAATGGTTGCCGTACCAACGGCTACGCCAACTACGTTACCGTTCTGATCCACGGTCGCTTTGTCGCTATTTTGAGAAGTCCAGGTGACTTTTTGATTGGTTGCGTTTGACGGTTGCACATCAACTCGCAATTTGACTGACTTCCCCTTCTCAACAGAGACAGAATCAGGAGTCAGAGCAACAGACTCCACGCTGACAGACTGCGTGAACGGAACTGTCCGGAAGCAAGCCGCAAGATGGTTCTGCTGGCGCTCGCTCAGAGGCTCGTTGGAGACGGAGTTGGTGAATCCGGCACGGCACATATGCCCTGTGAAATCCGCAAACGTCTCCTCCATGATTTTCATCTTTTGTTCTGGCATTTATCGCTCCTACAAAAAAGGTGGGCGTATAGCCCACCCATATTAAGTAGATAACTACTTACCTAGTATTCTGATCAAATTTTTACATTGGTCAGCGCGGCGATAGCTTTGTCGTGCTTGTTCGCCAGAGAGCAGTACCACTTAACGCGGGTACGGGTTGCGTCTTTGTTCTGAACAGTACCGATGTTCTCAACAACGATACCAGCGTTTTCACCGCCATACAGACCGGTCACACCGTTCTCTTCGGACAGGTGCAGACAATAGATGCTTGCTTTGCCCGCGTCAGTCGGGATGAAGTCGTTCACGATGAAAGGTACACCGTTGTGGCACAACATCGGTCGACCGAAGTTTTCCATCATAATTTCGGACGGGCCGATATTAACGGTACGCAGCAGAGCGCGATAAGCACGCAGATGCTCGGAGCGCATCATGATGCAGTCCGCACCCAGATCTTTCACCGCGTCGACCAGTTCGTCGAACATGGAGAAGGTCATGGAAGCGCCTTCGATGTCGATCTTCTGATCGTCGTGCATCAGTTTCGGAATACCGTCGAACGCTTTGGTGTTGGTGCTGGAGTCGCCCAGAATCAGGTTGCGGCGGAATGCGCGAGCCAGACCTTTCACCTTCTGACGAACCTGGATTGCCAGCTGGTTGTTGGTGTCGGACATAGTGGTCGCCAGGAATTTGTCGACGTCTACGTCGCCTGCCAGGATACGTAGCTTCGCAACGTGTTCGCTGAAGGTTGCTGCGCCTTCAGTGATGGTGTCGTTCACATCAATGAAGGTAGCTTCGCTCAGGGTAGCTTCGCGGTTGTAAAGGTATGCCTTAGAATTAATCTTCATGAAAGGCAGAATAGCGAACAGGTCATCGCGATCGATGATGGTCTCGATCACACCCTGCTCAAGTTCGTTATTAGACAGCTTTTCAGCTTCATCACGCAGTAATGGCATCTTTCATTTCCCTATGATTTAAGATGTTACTTGAGTCCGATTTTTCCCAGACCGGAGGTCAACTTATCCATAGTCGACTTGCTCTTCGGCTGGCTTACTTTGTGGGTCGGTTTGCTATTGGAACCAGCACCCTGCTTGGCTTCGCTACGCAACAGTGCGTCAGCTTCCGGATCTGCACGCAGAATGCGCTCAATCGCGGATTCGAACGGTAACGGCTTGCCTTCACCGTCAACCAGAACTGCACGTTCTTTCTGACCGGCTGGCTTATCAAAGCCCACAACACTACCGTCTTCACCCACTTCGAAATGAGAGCCGTAGATAACGCGTGCCTTAGCCGGAGTCATCAGAACTTTGTCACGCAGGAAAGCAGAACTGCTGAAGGAAACACCAACAGTCATTTCGACCAGTTGAGCCTTCAATGCGGCGTTCTCGCTCTCCAGAGCGGAGTAGCGTTCGTCGCGCTGTGCCAGTTCAGTCTGGTGTGCTTCGATCATCTGCTTTTTCACAGCATCGAACTCACCACGACGTTCCAGTTCAGCCTGCTCCGCCTCCCGACGTGCGGTTTCTGCGGCTTGTTCAGCTTCGAGAAGCTGACGAGCACGCGTCGGGTCAATATCACCGTACTGAGCCAGCTGATCGGCCAATGTGCGCTCTTTCTCCTTACGCTTCATGTTCTCTTTCAACAGATCAGCACCGGCTTTCTTAGACTTACGCAGTTCTGCCAGCAACTCTTCCTGAGTCATACCGGCATACTCGTCGTCGTCACCCTTCGGTTGCTCTTTTTGCTCGCCCTGTTTGCCTGGGTCTTGAATGCTCTGCTCATTGTCTCCAGCAGGAGCACCGCCACCAGCGCCGCCGCGCTCATGCGCTTCGGCTACATCCATCAGGCCACGACGGGCCATAAGCATTTGCCACAGATTCATAGAAATACCTTTTCGTTACTTATCACTCGGTCTCTTGAGTAGATGAGTCCCCATTCCCTCGGGGTTGATCTTGTCCGCTTTCTTGGACTGTATCGCGATCATAAGTAAGTACTGACTTATTTTCAAGGGCGCCAGGAGCATTTTTTAGAGGAAATTTCAAGAGATCTTTTTTAAATTCCTTTTGCATCGCTTCGGAAATATTCGGGAAGATCTTTTCTATGAGCATTTCCATCTGATGACGACGTACAGAATCAGGCGCCTGTAACAGCGACAATTTCTCAGCGACGGCAAATTCGTCAGTCAGACCACGAATATCGAAACTCTCCGGGTAAGCGATCAGAGAGTGGTCTTCATCCAATTCGATGCCCATCCATTTCGCAGCCAACTCCATCATTTGGCGTTCTGCCCTTTCGAGGCGCTCTGCTTTTGTCACCAACAGACTGTTAATACGTTGGAAGTCGTACATCTTCGCTGCCCCCGAAGAGTTGTCGATACCCTGCGCGTTATCCTGCTTGGTTCGCTCACCAGCCACACCAACGGAATGGTAGATCTCATTAATCACCGTCTTAATCGTGGTGATGATCATCTGAGCCTGTTTCGGGTCTGGAGACAGATAGAATGGCTGATTACCGCTCTCAGAATCGAAGGTGAAGACACGTTTTGTCCCCATTTCGAGCACTTTGGTGTGGTTTTCATCGCCCGGCAGCAGGGACTGAACCGGAATCGCTAACTGGCTGAATGTCTGATCCTGAATAATCGCGTCAAGGTTCGACAGGTAGTTGGCCACGGCGCGATCAAGATAGGCAATATCGTCAATCAACGACGGGCTAAAATACGGAGACTCGCTTTCACCAATGCAATCCACCGGGAACACCGGCACCACGCCCAGATTATGCTGGCCGCTATCCTCCAGAACGACTTTGGCCTGACGGCGACCGCTATTTCCGGAACCCTTCTTCACTTCTTCACGGAACAGATACCACTCGTTTTGCGTCCACAGACGGTAACGCTGGTATTCCTGCCCGGTTGAAGTGAACGGATCTTCGTCGTCGCGCGCGATTTCAACAATCAGCGCCCACAACATATTGCCGTCTTCATCCCAGGCAACATCAAGCAGCTGCTGCGGCGAAATCCAGTAAGCGTAGGCACGCGCATCATTTTTCTTCTCGTCTGCAACAGACTCAACATCGACGTTCATCGTGCTATCCACGACAACCCAGATACGGCCATAAATGGATGATTGCAGATCGATAGCCGCCATAAACGCATCGATGGAGGCGTTCTGGCGCGTGGCTCGCTTCCAGAAATTGCGGATCTGCTCCGGTGCTTCATCAGTGTTGCGGTGAATGACCTCTTTGAAGAGGTATTTGTTGATGAGGTTTACCACTTCGCGCGTATGATTGAAGCGATAAGCGCGTTCCAGGCGCTCTTTGAACTCCTGATCGCCCTCTTTGAAGTAACGGAAGATATTGTCGTTGAACCAGGCACGCCCGCCAGCATAGGTGCTGGCGAGGAAGTCCCAATGTTCTTTTTTCTTCTCATATTCAGGGTGGCGTCGTGCCACAAGGTCTTTGATTTGCTTATCAGTCAATTCCATTTGCCTTTCTTCCGTGTTAAGTAAGCACTTACTTATCTAGATCCACCAAGAATAACACGATTTTTCACTGGATACCTACGATGAACCGGATACCCCAACGCATCCGCACTGTGCTCGACGCCGCCTGTCTTATCCATATCGCGTGAGCCTGGCTTGTAGATCACCTTCTCCAGCGAGTCGATGAGGTGTTTGCACTTCGGATCGACGTACAACCGGGTTTCGCCCGAGGCACTCATCAACATGCGGTTCACGGCGTTCACACGGTCTGCGATCGGTGGGTGTTTCTTCGGATAGTCGACTCGAAGGAAACCTTTCTCTTTGAAGATGTCGACGTCAGATTCGCCGCGTGCGTGCTGGCGATACGCACCTGCCGGGTCAGGAAAGATAGTGACCTGAGATTTCCAGCGCCAGTATCGACGCTCCAGCTCGTCACACACTTCAGCCGTGTTAGAAGAGAACAACACCAATTCGTCCACAGCCCACAGTTCACCATTTGGCTGCGGTTGCAGGATGACCGAGGACATAGGGTCAATGTTGAAGTCCTGACCAACCCAGATCGGAAGTTTCGGGTTGAACTGGAGTGGCTTCACATGCACATCGCGATCGAACGGGTAATAAACGCGTCCGGACATGTTTTCGAAGCTGGCCAGGTATTCCTGTGCGAACGATTTAGGGTCCATATCGTTCTTCGCTGCTTCGATTTCCGCGCTCGGTACGAACGGAGAATCGGCCGTAACGAACTGCCAGCTCTTCCACTGCCCCTTGCGTTGCAAATCTTTGTTCTGACCGATAGTCCACAGCTTGTGGAACTCGGAGAAGCCTTTTGGCGTACCGATGATCAGCGCACCGCCACGGGTGGAGGACAGTGTCGGACGCAGTACCTTGTACCAGGTGTCAGGCTTCATATCCTGAAATTCATCGAGCACCACAAAGTGCAGTGCCACACCACGAAGCGTATCGGGCTTATCCGCACCTTTCAGCGCGATTTCAGAGCCGTTCTTCAGCACGATGGTCATCGTGGTGTCGTTTTTCTTACGAACCCATTTGCGCGGCAGAACTTCCTGCAGGTCATCCCACAAGATCTGGCGAGCCATCTGGTAAGTCGGTGCGACATACCAGACACGTTGCTTCTTCTCTTTGGCTGCCGCGCGGATGATGGTGGAGATCGACAACCGGGATTTACCCCAGCGTCGACCCGCACACACCACTTTGAAACGATGTGGCGACTGGAAGACTTGCATCTGCCCAGAATGCAGCTGTACGAGACTCAGAGACGACGGGATGGCCATAGTCAGACGCTCCCATCACTTTCATCACCAGACGCGTCAGAATCGCCCTCAGCTTCGCTCAGTGCTTCCTCTTCGAGTGACTCAAGCAGATCGTCATCAATCAGATCCGGCTCATCATCTTCCTTACGCAGCTGCGCCACCTGGGAAGGCGTAAGTTCGCCAAATACCAGGTTCGGGATTTCGTCTTCTTCGTTCTCAGCGCGATCCATACCGAGCGCTTTCGACGATATTTCGAAGCACTTAGCGAGTGTTCCGCTGGCACGCTGGAGACTCTTCAGGTCATCTTCGATGGCTGCCAGTGGCCTGCCGTCCTTCTTGGCTGTGGCCACCTCATGCATCACCATACGACCGAGTGCGAACGCCCAATCGTCGTAACGAGTCCGGCGCTCTTCGATTTTCTCTGCACGCGCCTTCGCACGCAGCTCTGCGTCGGATTTGAGCGACTCGCGCACCATCTTCCCAACGGAGTCCGCGCCTTTCTCTAATCCACGCTTTTTGAAATGTCTGGAGAGCGTTTCACGACGAATGCCGTACTCTTCCTCCAGCCTGGAGAGTGTGTATTCGCCGGAAGTCCACTTCGCTTCAGCTTCTGCCCACCCAGCTGGTGTCAGGCGAGTTTTGCTCTCGTCTTTTTCTACAGTCATAGATCCCTCTAAAACACTCAGAGCGCATCCTTGCGCTTCTAAACAACTTGTTTAATTCAGTGCCTAACCAATTTGTTTTCTTGGTGTTTAAAACCGGGCTGGGGAGTATTCAGAACCTGCTTCCGTATATATTTAATAAGTCACTTAGTATTTATATATACGGAAGCAGGCTCTCAAACTGACTCCCAGACCGACTTACATCACCAGTAATTTGGCTCTGGCACGACCTAACGTGGTCAGTCCCAGCGTGCGACGGTGGTAGCCGGAATCACCGCGCTGGCGGCACATTCCTTTCTCCACCAGCCCCTTTTTCACCAGTGCGCGGATAGAGAACTGCATACTCTGTTTGGTCGTTTTGTACGGCAGCACTTCAAGCAGCTCGTCCAGATCGAGCAGATGCCCACGCTCATGGCCTAAATTGATGGTTTTGATGATGTCTTTTTGTTTGTCGGTCAACGTCATGGCAAATCCTTATGCCGGTAATGCAATTTCAAGAGGTTTATTCAAAGGCTGTTTGTCGAATGCCAGCAGTGGCAGCGTGTCCGGCAGCTGACGACCAAAGTCCGGGTTTCGGTACACGCCATACAGCGGAGACGTGAAGCTCAGGTTGTGAATGTCCTTGAGCAGCTTCACGATGCTGGCCTCGTCCACCAGGCTGTCGGCAATGTCCTGAATCGTCGTGCCACGATTACGCCCGGCTTTGGCCAGGGAACTGTTCTTGTGGTAGTCAGCGACCAGATCACGCAGCGCACGACGACGGCGAGACTCACTCATGGCGAACAGCTCTTTGACGATCGCTTCGTTGTCGCCAGGGTCAGAACGGAAATGACGCTGGAAGACGCGCAACGCACTCTCATAGCTCTTCGGACGCTCCGGACGGATGAATTGGAACCCTGCTTTCATGGCGAACGGGTTGTATTTGCTCATCGACGACTGGATCTCGATGATTGGCCGGTCGTGCATCCTGCTAACCAGGTTAATCATTCGATAGGAGACGCCGACACCGCGGTACTGAGTGTCAACAACGGAACGGCTGATCACGGCAAAGTTGTTGTTCACGTACCGGCCCCAATACTGGTTGGCCACGGTGGTATTGGTGGTTGGCTTCAGCTTAGGAAACATGCGATGGCGAGGCGCCAGCAGCAGTTTCGGGTAAGCCATAACCACGACGCCCACCAACCGGTCGTCCAGTTCGCAGCGATAATACGTTGGCGCGAACGGCTTACCATCCGTCTTGTAGTGCAGCGACTTCAGCGCGTGCCAGTCTTCAACCGTGCCTTTGGTAACGGTCATACGCTCCAGAAAGTTCAGATGACGCGGGAACTCTTCCGGGCGGTAGCGTTTGATGATGATGCCTGTCATGTCGATCACCTGCGCTCGATATTGGCATTGATGAAGTCCAGGCGAAGCGATTCCATCGCCCCAACCATGACGTATGGACGCCCACCGTTATGCCAGCAATCCATAACATTGCCGTCGTTGTCGATCATCAGCAGAGCCAGGCTCTGACTTTTGCCTTCTCTTGCGTACTGGAGTGCTTCTTCCAGCAGGCGGATGACTTCAACGTTGTTGTTGTCAGTCTCTTTCGATGGCTTCAGCTCTACGATCTTCAAATCAGGCATATTCCACCTTCACACGTTCTTTGTAGTGCTTGGTGATCTGCATATCCGGGCGCAGCGCGTTCTTCAGATCTTCGTGGGTCGTCGCCACCATTACCGTTGCGCCGACCTTACGAGCAGCACGTTGGAGGTTTGACGCCACAACCTGAGCGGTTACCCGGTCGAGAACAGCACCAAATTCGTCTGCTGCCCAGACTTTGGCGCCGGACTCGATCAGCTTGGCGATCTTGAGACGGTATTTCTGGCCGTCAGACATCTCGGATGGCTTGCGCACAAAAAGATAGGCGTCATTCAATCCGGCCATAGACAGCAAGCCCAGCGCTTCACTGGTGGTTTTGCCCAGCTGGTCGATGACGTTAACCTCATTGTCGAAATTAAAATTATCGATGGAGGCCACAGAAAGCCCTTCATCTTTCATCTGGCGTTGTAGCTCGCGCAGAACAACAGATTTACCTGAACCGGATTGGCCGGTGATGTACACCACATCGCCCTGCTTCACTTCCAGCTCCAGATTGTCGTAAAGCGTCCACTCTTTTTCGTCCAGGCCAAGACCGAACGATTCGGCAATCTCCAGCGTGCGCGTGGTTTTGTTCACGCGAGTCTGAAACGATACATTGATGGTGTATTTGCTCATGCAGCCAGCTCCCCAGAGGAAACTTTCTCCGCATACGCCACGAAAGCGTCTACCCCGCTTTCTCCCGTAATTTCTTCCATGTGGGCAAGCAAATCCCCAACCACAATGGCAGAGCCAGCAGGGAGCGTTTTAAAGCCCAATACGTCGATGACTCGGACTTCTTCAGAGGCTACTTCGCGACTGATCCCGGTGTGCTCTTCTTTCTGGCGTTCCGTCTCTTCACCCAGATCGAGCACCAGAGAGCCTGTTTCCATCTCTTCGGTCATGCTGCCAACAAGCACGTTCAGCTCTCGCTCTTCAAAACCAAAGACCTCAACGTCACCCAGCACCAGGGACTCCAGTTCCTGCTGCAATTTGATGGCGTCGTAGTCAATACTGGCCAGGCGGTTGTCTTCAAGACGCTTCGCCTTCACTTCTTCTTCGCTCAGATCGTCGCGAACGATGACAGGCACACGCTCCAGACCAGCCAGAAGTGCCGCCTCGCGACGACCGTGACCAGTAATGATGACGTCGTGCTTGTCGACCGTGATCGGCTGGTCAAAACCGCGCTTTTTGATGGCAGCCGCCAGGTCGCGGATCTGCTGTTCGTCATGTTTTTTGGCGTTCATCTCATACGGGATAAGTTCTGCCGGGTTTCGATATACGATTTCAAAGTTCTTGGTCATTACATACGCTCCTTGTAGTAGTCGACCAGCCACACCAAGGCTTCCCCGGCGTTCTCCATTTCGTTACCGGTATTGATTCCCTGCTCTTTGATGATGGTTTTGATGGTATCGGCGACGCGATCTGACGCATCGAACGTCACTTTGAAGCGCATCGTCTGGTGTTCAGCACCGACTCGCTCGATTTTCTCGCGTTTGTCCTCACCGATCGGCTCGTCATCGCCGCGGGAGAGCGCTTCCAGCGCTTCAAGATCGATAACGGATGCTTTGGCGAGCGTTGCCGCCATTTCGTCGTCATACGGGGCGATATCAGACAACCGGTAGTCAATTTCAGACTGAATTTCTTCGATTAAGCGTTGCAAAGCGATCTGATCGTCTTCGCCGTAGCGCTCGTTATCGACGAGAGACATCTGTTTGGCCACCAGGTCGTTAATTTTTCCCACCGAGATGACGGGAACCGTTGAAATGCCCTGCTCCATCGCGGCACGCCAGCGATGTTCGCCACCGAGAATCTCAAAAATGCCGCCGTCCAGCTCTCGCGCCAGAATTGGCTTAAAAAAGCCCAACTTTTCGATGGAACCTTTCAGTTTTTCGAAGTTTTGCGCCCCAACGGAGTTGGTATTCCAGGGGTTCGGACGCAGGTTCGCGACTTCCACCTGTAGAATCGTAATTTTCACATCCATATTTTTGATACAATCTATTGTGTAAGTACTTACTTAACATAATAGCCAATTACCATACAAAAGGCACGAAGGAAAGAGGTTTATGACTGTTCGGATTGTATCAAATGCAGTCAATGCGCTGATTTCTGGCGCTGATGACAACGTGAAACGGCTCGTTCAGGAGATGTTGAGCTATGAAGTGGAGGCTGGTGACTGGAAAGGGACCAGCACGATGTTCAACTGGAGTAAAAACGCGTTCCCGGCTGGGTTTGCGAAGCCAGTTGCGACCAATCTTCTGAAAGCTGGCATCAAATGCGTGCATGTTCGCAAGGAAAAGCTCCCGCGCTGGGTAAGCCGAATCCGGTGGTTAATCCATTCCCGTATAACCCGGACTACGCGTATCAGGATCAGACAGTGGAAACACTGGTGCGCGAAGGGATGATGATTGCCCAGATTGCGACGGGTGGCGGTAAATCGAACGTAGCGTGTAAGGCAGCAGCTCGCATTGGTCGTATGACGCTGTTTTTAACCACGCGCTCGGTTCTGATGTTCCAGATGGCAGAAAACTTCCAGAAATCCATCGACTACCGCGCGAAGAATGGCGAGCCGTGGCTGAAAGGTCAGAAAGTTGGGGTGATTGGATCTGGTGAGTTCCAGGTATCGCGCCATATCAACGTTGCCACGGTTCAGACCCTGGCTAGTTTTCTCGAAGAGCCGTCGCGCGACGCATCTCCAGAGAAAAAAAAGTATCACCTGAAACGCCGAGAACTGGTTAAGCGCTTCCTGTCCAGCGTTTCTCTGCTGATTCTGGAAGAAGCGCACGAATCATCCGGCTCAAACTTCTACGATATAGCCCGGTTGTGTACCAATGCCGACTACCGTCTGGCGCTGACAGCTACGCCGTTCATGAAGGACTCGACTGAAGCAAATATGCGTCTCATGGCCGTTGCGGGTCGCATCGAGATAAAAGTAACGGAGAAATATTTGATCGACAGAGGTATTTTAGCGAAACCATACTTTTTATATCATAAAATCGCGTACACTCCAGATGAGGCGCGGATTAGAGCCGAACTTGCTTCAAAACACCTGAATTTTAGGGTTGGAATGAGCACGGCTTACCAGAAAGCCTATCAGTTAGGTATCGTCTATAATCTGGGCCGCAACGAAGCTATTGTGCGTGAAGCGCTAATGTACAAGAGTCACGGTCTGAACTGTATGACATTGGTTCGTCTGAAGCGTCATGGTCAGATCTTGATGGAAATGATGAAAGAGAGTGGCCTCAAGGTCGATTTCATCTACGGAGAATCAAACCAGACTACCCGACAAGCAAAACTTAATAGTCTGGCGGCAGGCAAGATAGATGTTCTCATTGGTTCAACCATTCTGGATGTTGGTGTCGACGTTCCAAGCGTAGGCGCGGTGATTCTGGGTGGTGGCGGGAAAGCAGAAGTTGAAATGAGACAGCGTGTCGGTCGTGGCTTACGAGCCAAGAAAAATCAGGCTAACGTGTGCTTTATTACCGACTTCATCGACGTGAGCAACAAATACCTCATGTCGCATTCATATGAGCGGAAACACATTATCGACACGACGCCTGGGTTTGCCGAGGGGGTCTTGCCGGTTGGCAGCACATTCGATTTCACTGTTTTGGATAGAGAGTAAGCATGAGCGAGAAACGCGCTATTAACTGCCAGGTTAAGTTAACCGAAAAAGCAAACGATAAACTAGAGACCTTTCAGAATCGACTGCGTGAACGCAGCATAAAACTGTCAAAGGCAGACATCATCAATCTGGTGCTGTCCAATATGACGATGGGTGATTTTGATAAGATAGCTACGTCATTAGAGACTACTGCAAAGGCTCGTGAAAAGGTCATGAAGATTTACGAAAACTCGGGTATGACCAAAGAAGATCTGGCCGATATTCTAAAACGCCTCGATTGAGCATTATGGCGCCTTGAGGCGCCATGATTTTCGTAAAGATAAGGATTTTGTTCGGTACAATGAAACACGTATTACTTCCTCTGGTTGCTGCCTCCGCGTTACTTATCACTGCATGTCAATCTCGTCCTATTCCTGTCTCTGAGGCAAAGCCAGCACCGCAGGCCAGAATATTCAAATACCAATCTCCGGCGGCATCGACGCTGGTGGTTATGAGAGATAAAAGCATGGTGGGCGCCGGTTGCGACGCATCGATCTTCATCAATGGCGAAACCGTTGCAAAACTGGAAACAGGTGAAAAAGTCACTTTTCATCTGGATGCCGGAGAATGGATTGTTGGCGCCTCACTCGAAGGCGCTGGGCTGTGCGCACTGAATCCTGCTCGTCAGGAACGCGAGACGATTACCAAAGCTGGCGAGACGAAAGTCTTCCGGGTGTTCACCAGTAATGCTGGTGACATCGACATCTTACCAACGACACTGTGACGATATGACGAATATTACTGACATCACCTACGGCATACAGGCTGAAGTCTGGCCGCGAGACTACGAACATGCTGAAAACATACTTATGTTCTGGCGGAAGAACAACATTCCTGTAAGAGTCACGCTTGAAGACGGTCAGGTGTTTTGCATGTACGTCTACGGGCTATTGAGCGCAAGAAATAAGCTGAACCTCACACCAGATCCGCTTAGCAATACAAATCGTGTAAGGCTCCCTCTTGAGCGCATTAGCACAATTGAGTCAGGCATAGAAGAGGTTGACACTTCATTCACAGGTCGACTAACGCTGAACAATGAACAGATGGTTAATCAGCCATCACGCCGTGACTTTTTTGCGATATGTCGCAAGGCTTATCAAAACGACCAATCTATAAGGGTCTACATGGCAGACGGTCGTGAAATAGAAGGGGTATCAAGAGGCGTTGATGCTTGCCAGGTCACTCTTAAGTTAGAAGACGGCAGAAAAATACTTGTTTTCTTCGATTGGGTTGAACGAATCGGTAATGACTCCAACTTACTGATAGTGTTTTATGTTCAGATAATGCCCGATGACTTTGTCATGCAGCTCCACCGATTTTGAGAACGACAGTGACTTCCGTCCCAGCCTTGCCAGATGTTGTCTCAGATTCAGATTATGTCGCTCAATGCGCTGAGTGTAACGCTTGCTGATTACGTGCAGCTTTCCCTTCAGGCGGGATTCATACAGCGGCCAGCCATCCGTCATCCATATCACCACGTCAAAGGCCGACAGCAGGCTCAGAAGACG